CCCCAAATTTGTTTGGCTTTTTCTCCTGATAACAATTCGTATTCCTTAATTAAATCTTCCTTGCTTTCTTCTTTTTTGTTTAAATCAATATCTCCATTTAGATAAAGTTCTTTAGTAAGTTCTTCATTTTTCTCAAACCACATACCATTTCCAGTATGATTGTAATTCATAAACTCAGCGTATTCAACTTCATAGCAACGAGCTTCATCTATAACAGATATTTTATGCTCTTTGTCAAATCCATTTCCTACTCTACCTAATTTCCAAACTTTGTAGACAGCTACTAATTCCATATATTAAATTTTAGTTATAGGTGTAGATGGTATAACTACAACCTTTTTATTTAATTCAAACCAGTTATTAAATTCATTCATCAGAACTTCTTCTGACTTACTGTAATCCGTAACGGTCTGCCACCATTTTTGATATAATACTTTTCTTTGTGCTTCTTCGTTTCCAAAGATATTTAAAACAGATTGTAAAGGTAAGTGTAAATATGGTTCAATCCTCGTTTTTAACAAATTAATTTGCAAATCAATTGGATTATTTCTATATTTCGCTGATAAATACTCACTAAACAGCTTATCCAGTACCACACTATTTTCTTCAGCCTTGACAGACATTTCGTATCTTTCCAATAATGTGTCATAACCTTCGACGATATATCTACGACCTAAGTTAATAGTTATTCTACTTTCATTTCTGCTTTTACCTATATCATAAAAGTTTAATATCCACTCACAAAATTTCCACTCTACATACTCAATAAAGTCAGCATACTTGTTAAGTTGATTCTCTAATGGCTGTTTGTTGTAGATTATCTCTGTTGCAGTCTTTGCTACATTGCTTATGTTCTGAATACCATAACTTGTTCCCCAATGTGTTTTGTACATCTTCTCCTCAAGTATATTTAATTCTTCTGAGTATTGTTTCCAAACATCTAAATCAGGAGATATAAATCCTGCAATGTTTGGTGCAATAACTGGTGTATCTCTATCGTCAGGAATAGGTAACTCAACAACTCCTGTTACATCGCTTTTACCCATCATCTTTCCGTGACCATCACAAGTAGTACAAGTTTCTTCCTCTACTTTACCTGTTCCACCACAATCGCCACAATACTGAACGTATTTCCAAAAGATTGGATTGGCTTTATAAATTTTATATAATGTTAGGAATGATTGGTCTCTCGCATATTCTTTGGAGATGTCTATAATGTTATCAATGGCTGATAATCTCTCCTCCTCTGCTGGTATCTGAATGTTAGAACAAATAAGTGCTGGAACTTGACCAAATGGATGTTCAAATGTTAATTCAGGTATAATACTAAATGTAGTACCAACTTGCTCAAATGTTCTGTCTGTTAAATCATCTACTACTCTCCAAAACTGTCTATTATCTAATCTCTTTGGTTCAAATATAACATATTCAATCATCTGACCTTTTGATTCATAATAACGAATGCTATCTATGGCTTTATATGTTGGGTAAATATCAATCTCAGGGTCTGTTGTATATTCTAAGAACATCAAACCATTTGGGTCTGTATTCATTAATTTAATTGCATTATCCTGTACCCATTCTGTCAAAGACTTTCCATCTCTAACACTTGCAATTTTATTTAAGAACTCTGCTTTAATCGTAGGATTTAAAATGTCGTAGTCTTTGATTCCACCAGTAGCATAATAAATATTATCGATAGGCTGAAATATCCTTCCAAATAAGTCTTTTATGTTTCTTGAGTATTTTCTCCTTGCTTCTGCTTTTACTTCGCTCTCAATGCCTTCTATGTTCTCTATGAGTTCATCTATGAAGTCATCTCCATTTACTAACGCTTTGAGTTCGTCAGAACATTCACGCATCTCAACAAATTCTTCATTGATTTTAAGATTACTCTTAATAGCCAATATGGCTTCTTCGTTGCTTTTGAATATCATATTTTTATTTATTTACCAAATTATTCGTAATCTCGGCTTACCTTTCAATTCAAAGAAAAATCTCATCATTAACGCATCAGCAAAATCGGGTGAACGACCTATTCTCTTTTTAATCTCCTCTTTCTTCTCTAAAGCTATCTTACCATCATCCTCTAATGGCTTTCTATTTATCTGCTCTAACTCCTCAATTACTTGCTTTCTATACTTATCCTCTTGAATAAACATTTTAGAATCCTTAACTGCTTCTGCAAAGTACCAGTAACATTGAGCCTTTAAATTCTTAAAGTTCTCCGTTTTACCGTGCATCTTTATTGGCTTACCATTATTGTTAAATGGAGTTGCTCCTACTAAATTTCCTAACTTTGTTGATGCCCTTGTAAATGTCTGCAATCCATCAGCATCATATATCACGTTTTTAAGTGGCACTCTATTCTCTATGCGTAACTCATTTATCTTCTTACTCACCATCGTATCGTCAATCTTATCAATGGCAATTATTTTTAATGCTACAAATCCTGCCCAAACAACGATAACAAACTTATCCGAACCAGTATATGCAATATCACAAGTCATATACCTATCTTGAGTAGGCTTCACAAACTCATTAGTATATAATCCAATAATATCTGAATACTCAAACATCGCATAAGGATTATCATCAAACTCCCAATTTCCATACACAAGCCTTTGAACCTCATTATGACTTAATATTTTCATTAAGTTAGGAACGTAATCAACAGGTAATGTTTTATTATCACTTGGTAATGCTTGAATGAACTTTCTAAAACTCTGTATAGTTCCATCCTGTGTTGCCTTGTAATAATCCTTATACAAGTAATTCTTGCTGGGGTTACACGTTTGAAGTAACTTTGGTGTTAGGTCATATTCCTTATTTTTCCAACGCCCTATACTCGCTTGTAAGTTATTCTTACACTCAAGGTCAAACTCCCCAGCTTCTTCTATCCAACCTCTTGTCATCTGCATTGAACCAAATCTCATATAACTTGGGTCTGAAGGCAAGAACTTCGCATCAATTAAAAATATCTTGGATTTATTATGGAATTGGAAGTAGTTGTCTTGACCATTGTATTTATAATAATCAGAACTTATTCCCCATATATCCAGTATCTCGTGAACCGATGGAATAGTAAATTTACGTAAATCAGCTAATGTCTTTCTCGCAATAAAATAATGCGTCTCAGGGTACATTAGTGCATCTGCACATATCAAAGAACAACCTATAAACGTTTTTCCTGAACCTTTTGAACCTCCATATACAATATCAATGGTTTCTTTATCAGTCCAAGCTTTTATAGCATCTAATTGCTTTAAATTTCCTCTAACATTTAATGATAGACTTTTACTCAACTATTTCTTCCTCTTGATTAACAATCTGCATCCCTACAATTGGAACTACTTTCAATTTCTCTCCTCCTGAGGTAATATCAAGCTTCTCGCTGTACTTTTTAGGGTTCATCCTTCCCAATACCCATTTACGAGTATCAAGTTGCAACCTTGACCTGTTTACAGCAGTCATATTCTGTTGTCTGTTACCTTGTGCATCCAAGAAAGTATCTTTACTTCCATCATCAGCAATCTCAAGCATATCATCAAAGACACCATCAGCTCGTATTTCAGTAGCTGCTTTATATAACTCTATTCTTTCGGGATTTTCGTTTAACCAACTGTAAAAAGTTGAGCGGGTAGGATATCCATCTTGCTCTAAAATGGATTTAACAGACTTACCACCTTCTATCTGTTCTATAATGCTTAAAAACATATCTTTTTTAGATTCCATATCTCTGTTTTAGATTATAACAATAGCTAAACCTTTATATAATTTCTTATATAATTATTATTATTACTATATTATTAAATATAATAGATACAAAGATACAAAATAAAATAATACAATAGTAAATAATGTGATAAAATATATGATTTTTTTGTAAAAGTGCCTTTGGATTTGTTTTTCCAACTTTTTTACCCACCCCTCTCTACTTTTCACTTTTTTGCATAGGGGTGGTCTAAAAATCGCAAAAGTTGAATCGATACGTCATGGTTTACACATTACTTATATCATATATAACTGATTATCAATAGATTGAAAAACTTGTGAAAAATAGAGAAAAAAATTTTTTGAGATAGTGATTTAATTTACACAATACTTAATTCAAAAAAGTATGCAGATTTGAGAAAAATTTGTAGAGGGGGTCAAGAGCGATCTATTTAAAATCAGAGCTGGAGGGTAGGGGTACCTATTTTTAGCCTTTTTTAACTTTTGGGGGTGCCTTTTGGCAAAATTTCACCCGGAAGGAAGGCACCCGGAAGGAAGGCACCCGATAAGACATAAAAAAACCCTTTAAAAGCGATTAAACTTTTAAAGGGTTTTATATACGTTGGTGCGTAAATTGTTAAAATTGGCTTTGTGTTTTTTTGTCAACCATTAACCAATTACACTATTTAAACTTCTAATATCATTCCAATTAACACTATTATACCATAAATTGAACCAATACAACAAAAGGCTAAAAATAATGCGAATGGTTCGTTGTTGTCCTCATTATCTCGCATAACTATGGGATTTTAGAAATGTTAATAATTCGTAAACATCGGCACAATCGTTCAATTCGCAATAGTATTCTATCTCCATATCTGAATTAATATTCATTTCGTCGATATTATAATATGTGCAACATTCTGCAAACGTGTCCCAATAGGACTCCTCCTCTGAAAATGTGTCAATCTTATAATCATATTTGAACGGCTTAATAGTGTTATAAACTTTTGTACTTCCATAGTATTTATAGTCGTTAAATTGTTTATAACTATCGTTTGAATACCAATTTAATTTATCTTTATCCCAATGCCCTTTAGCTTCATTGATTATCGTGTGCGTTCCTTTATTATCTAAAAATACCAATTTTGAACCACTACCAATATAATTGGCAATAAATAAACGGCTTGTATTACAATTCAAAAAATCGTGTTTAAAACCCTTTAAAATATCATTAAATTGGTATGTGTCCGAATGTTTTGTATTTCCGAGTCCTGATATTACGCCATTGTGAACAAAACCTAAATTATCGTTCACGTTGAAGGGGTGCAAATTTTCTTTTCCATTTACGCCACTTGTAGCAATTCGAAAATGTAAAACCACATCTCCAGTTTTTTGGTCATTTCTCAAAGCGTTGTATTTATTGAGCAATTCTTTGAATTTATACGTTTTGAACGTGTTTAGTTTTCCGTTTGCGTTCCATAAAAGTCCGGCTCCCATTTCGTTATTATCAAAGCTATTTTTTAGTGTTTCTTTGCTTAATTTCCCTTTTGTATTTAATATTGCTATACACATAATTTCTTAATTTTTATCGTTGTTATTATTATCGTTTTTTCTTGTCTTGGTCAAATCAACTCCCTCAAATTTGAGGGTATTATTTACAATTCGTTCGTTCAAAATTTGGATTTTGGTCGGATTATAAACTTCGCTCAATAGGGTTTTGAATTTAGTCTTAATATGCCAATATGCCGTTCTAACGTCTGACGTTGGATATTGTAACATTTTCTCGATTAATTTAGTGCGCCAAAGTAATGTTTGAACGTTTGGAACGGCTGAAATAATACGAAATTCTATTCTATTATCGTGTATTCTAATTGCTTGATACTTTTCGTTCTCACATTGCAAGTCCTTATTACTTTTGCCCTTTGAATAGGTTTTATCAACTCTGCCGTAATACAACGAATAAAGCAATGGCGTATAGCCACAAACCATATTAAATACATCGTGTCCCGTTTTATCTTTTTTTGATAAATTAATATGACCTCCACATCGAGGGGAAATAGACGAATTTATATGATTTATTAAAATAGGGTTAGAATTTATTAATTCAAAAATCTTTTCGGTATCTAATTCAAAAGTAGGACTAATTAACTCAAAACCATTACAATCTGATAAACTTCCGTCTGTCTCTTTTCGCCAAAGGTAATTGGTTTCATTTTCGAAATTGTCAATATTAATACTTTGCAAAGTATTCAAGTCTTCTTTTTCGATTTCATAGCCAATTTTGTATTCGGAAACATCGTCAAACATTTTCAATTTATAGCTCCCATTGTGATAGCTTCGTGTATAGCTCTCGTTTTCTTCTTCAGGGTAGCTATAATATGCGTCTTCATTATTATGATAATAACAATTCGTATTACTGTATTCTTGCAAATCTTCTAAATAGTGAATATCTTCATAGTCCAAAGCGTCTTGGTCATAATAAATGCCTTCGAAATATATCAACCCTAATCTATTGAGTGCATTGATTGAATAGTAATAGGTTGCCTTATATATTTGTACTTCTGCTACATCTTCGTAATAATAATATTCGTCGTTGTAGTCACAATACATTGCCTCGTCATTTATACAAATTTCTCCATTGTGCAAAATTACCCATTCGTCAACATTGTAGTACAAGCCATTGTGTTCTAATACCTCCTCATTTCTAAAATCGTTTTTTGTGCAAAAATCCTCATTTATTGATTTTATTGCATTCCTTAATTTTTGAATTTCCATAATTTTTAATTTATTAAGTTGATGATTAGGTTAATAACTACATACATTGCCATAAATTGACAAAGTAAAA